CAACCAGGTACTGGTGGAACTGGTGCTGGTAATGGTGGAGGTTCGGGAGGTTCTTATACAGGTCCAACAAATGCAACTGCTTCTTCATCTTATGGTTCAGGTGGTGGAGGTTCTGCTGGTGCAAATGCTGGTTTTCCATCAAGTGGCTATCAAGGTCTAGTAGTTGTTAGTTACACATTAGCTAAAGCTACTGGTGGAACTATTACTAAAACCGCAACTCATTGGGTACACACATTTACATCAAGTGGAACATTTACTCCATTACAATCTTTAACTGCTGATTACTTAGTAGTAGCAGGTGGAGGTTCAGGCGGTGGTGGTGGAGGAGGAGTTGGTGCTGGTGGTGGTGGTGCTGGTGGTTATAGAGAATTTACTGCACAATCTTTAACATCAGGAACTGGTTACACAGTTACAGTTGGAGCTGGTGGTGCAGGACAAGCAAGCAATAATGCTATTGGTAATAATGGTTCTAACTCTGTATTTTCATCAGATACATCTACTGGTGGTGGAGGTGGTGGTAAATCTGGTGGTGGCGGTGGTAACGGTGCAACAGGTGGCTCTGGCGGTGGTGGCGGTGCTAATGATGGTGCTGGCAGTGGCACTGGCGGTGCTGGAACATCAGGACAAGGTAATAATGGTGGCGCTGGTTCAGTATCTGCTGGACAACCATATAGAGGCGGTGGCGGTGGCGGTGCATCTGCCGTTGGTGCAACAGGCGACGCGTCAGGTAATGGTGGTGCAGGAACTGCCTCATCAATAACTGGATCATCTGTTACAAGAGCTGGTGGTGGTGGTGGCGGTGGAAATACCGCAGGTGGCACTGGTGGAACAGGTGGCGGTGGTGCTGGTGCAACTGGTTCTAGTGCTAATGGAACTGCTGGAACAGTTAATACTGGTGGCGGTGGCGGCGCAACTTGTGGCTCTGCAACATCAGGCGCAGGCGGTTCAGGTATTGTTATAGTAAGATATGCAGTCTAACGAAAGGGTAATATGTCAAAAGACAATGTAACAAGTATTAAAGAAACAAAGAAAACCCAATGCTTCAGTTATGAAGTAGTTATGTTAGTTCATATCATAGCCGATAAAGAAACAGATGCTAAGACCCAGCTTGATGAAAAGGGTGGAATAGTAACAAAGAGAGATGTTAAATTAGTAAACACACAAGTTCTCTACGGAGAAGACAAGGATAAATAATGGCTCATTATGCAAAAGTAGAAGACGGTGTGGTGACACAAGTTATCGTTGCCGATTCTAAAGAGTGGTGTCAAGCAAATCTAGGTGGCACTTGGGTTCAGACTTCATATAACACACATGGCGGAGTAAATTCCCGTGATGGTGGAACTGCGCTACACAAAAACTATGCAGGAATTGGTTATACATTTGACGGTACTGGTTTTGCTGCCCCTCAGCCATTTGCATCTTGGAATCTAAATGCAGACACTTATCTTTGGGAAGCCCCAACTCCAATGCCTACTGATGACAAGCGTTACAGTTGGAATGAAGAAGATTTAGAGTGGGTGGAGATTACCCTTCCAACAGAGTAATCTAACGGTATGGCCACCACCTATCGTTATTTATTTGTAGATCTGCCGACCAACACGGTCATTGCAGAATTACCTTTAACTGGTGTCGCTTTTACGCAACAGTTAAACCAAGCGGGAACTTTTACAGGCCATTTATTGCTTTCAGGCATTAATGCTGCCTCTTTTAATGTTGATCCATCAACCATTCCTGGCGCTTGTGGTCTCTATGTAGATCGAGATGGGGTTTTGGTTTGGGGTGGGGTCATTTGGGGCCGAACTTACAACAGCACCGAACAAACACTCACTTTCCACGCCCGAGAGTGGATTTCATATTTTGAACGCCGCCGCATCACACAAACCGTGGATTTTGCAGGAATTGACCAGTTAGTTATAGCCAAAACGCTAGTTGAAGACGCTCAAAACGCTACTTATGGTGACATTGGAGTTCTTTACAACACCGCAGGACAAACCACCTCAGGTGTTTTAGTTGATCGTGTTTATTATTATTATGAGTTAAAAACTGTGTTTAGCGCTATTCAAGATTTATCAAGACAAGAGGATGGCTTTGATTTTGATATAGATATTGAATACGACATTGTTACAGGCTTGCCAACTAAGGCTTTTAATACTTATTACCCAAGAAGCGGAGTTGCTTACAATCCAACCGCCCCTGCAGCCTTGGTCTTTCAATTTCCAGCGGGCAACATTGTTGAGTACGAATATCCTGAAGATGGCTCAATTGCTGCAAATACAATCTACGCTTTAGGCGCAGGTTCTAATGAAGGCAAGTTAATATCAACTGCGCAAGATTTATCTAAACTTACAAGCGGCTGGTCTTTATTAGAGGATCAGGCTAACTATTCTGACATTACCGATCAAGATGTGTTAGATGAGTTGGCTATTGCTCAAGTAAACGCTGTGTCTTATCCACCAACCACTCTTAAAGTCGTAGTGCCGCCTTATGTTGATCCAGTTTATGGTTCTTACGAAGTTGGCGATGACGCACGCATTATTATCCAAGACAATCGTTTCCCTGCAGGATTAGATGAAATTTATCGCATAGTTGGCGTGTCGGTTCAACCTGGCGAAGATGGTCCTGAAAGGGCTACTCTGACGCTGACTCAAGGTTCAGGAGAGGCCTAATGCCATACATTAATCAACCGCCAGCGCTTCAAACAATGTTTAATGATTTAGATGTTCGTTTGCGCAAGTTAGAAACTGCTGTGCGTTTTACGGCCCCTGATGTATCAACGGAGCCAACCTACCCACGAACTGGCGACATCATTTTTGATAACACGCCCGATCAAATGAAGTATTGGAATGGCACAGAATGGGTTGTCTTTGCCGATGATTATCTTGGAGTTCCCAAGATTGCTTTTAACTCCACTTGGACAGGCACAGGACTGGCTTACACAGGCACTCCCGCCACAGGGTTTTATTCCAGGGTTGGCAAGATGGTTTTCTTTACGATCAGGGTTAACTGCACAACTGTTACAAACTTTGGCACAGGTAATTATTCGCTTACTCTACCCACAGGTTTGCAGCCCAACATAAATAACTTAATTACTGGCGGTCTGCACCACATCGCAAGCGGCGATCATTACCTGCTTTACATGGACTTTAATGGCGCAAGCCTTACCGCTGAACTTTACTATCCTCAGTCAAATGGCACAATGGCACGGATGGATCACAACAGTCCGCATACATTACAGACAGCCGACTTCTTTTATTTTACAGGCATGTATTTCCTGGCATAAGTTATTATTACAACATGAGTACAAATGAATGGCTAGGAATTGCCATAGGTTTCACATCGCTTTTAGGGTCGCTTGCAGTTGCTGTCCGTTTCCTGGTTAAACATTATCTTATTGAGTTAAAACCAAATGGCGGCAGTAGTTTAAGAGATGAACAGAACAGGCAAGGCGACACAATCAAACGACTGGAGACTCGGATTGATGAAATTTACAGCATGTTGCTTAATAAGCCTTAGTTTATTTGGACTAACTGGTTGTGGGTATCAAGGATGGGTCAGATATCCGTGTCAAGAATTCAAAAACTGGGAAGCGCCTGAATGTAACCCGCCACAATGTGAAGCGCTGGGGCTTTGCACAAAAGATTTATTACCTGAGGTGGCGATCAATGGCTAGAAAACGATTCACTCCTGAGGAATTGCACGCTCGATTAATTGTAAGCATAGGAATTATCCTTGCTGTGGTATTTGCAGGAAGTGTTTTTAGCCTTCTTTATGCTTTGCTTTTTATTACTCAACCTATGAACCAAGCCCCAAATGATGCAGCGTTTATTGATTTAGTATCTACTCTAAGCGTGTTTTTAACTGGCACTTTGGCTGGAATGGTAAGCGCTAATGGGCTAAAATCTAAACCAAAACCTCCTATCGAGGAGGAAAAGGAGGTAAAACCATGAGTGTAAAAAAGGTGCTTCAACTGTGTGCTGACAAAATTGGCTATACAGAAGGTCCAAACAATGATACAGAATTTGGCAAATGGTTTAATCTAAACAACCAACCCTGGTGCGCTATGGCCGCTTCAAAAATGTACGCAGATGCAGGAATTCTATCTACCGTTGCTAACACTAAAAAAGGTTTTGCCTCTTGCGATGCTTGGCTTAAATACTTAACTAAGAACAACCAACTGGTTCCTGTCGGCCAAGCCCAGGCTGGAGATTTGGTTTTCTTTCAATTTGATGCTGATGCTGAACCTGATCATGTTGGTATCGTAAAGTGGCATAACACCGCTCTTAAATACTTACAAGTTTATGAAGGCAACACATCAAGCGGTAAAAGCGGAAGTCAATCAAACGGCGACGGTTTTTATCTGAAAAAGCGTGACTATAAAACAATCATGGCGGTAGCCCGCCCCAAGGAGTAAAAATGAATACAAAGTTAAAAGCAGCAGTTGAATCGTATGCTCGATCCTTCGTTGTAGCGGCTATAGCCGTTTACAGTGCTGGTGAAACCGATATAAAGGCCATTGCGATTGCTGGATTAGCCGCTATTGCTGGCCCTGCAATTAGAGCCGTTAATCCAAAAGACCCTGCATTTGGCTTCATTGCTGACGCAGTTGATGTTGAAATTAAAGCCCTCGCAAAGAAATCTAAGAAAACCAAGAATTAACTGCGACGAGAAACGCCTGATCCCTTTCCATCGGGCGCTTTCTCTTTTCATACTCTTGATGTATCCTTGAGAGTAAGGAGGCAAATTTATGGCGCTTGAAAATGCAATTAATTCTATCCTGTCAAAACGAACTTCTAATAAATCCACCATTTATTGTGCTTATCGGGTTATGTATGAAGGATTAAGCAAAGAAGATAAAAAAACACTAGACGATGCATGGGCAAAGAACTTCCCTGTTAATTTAATAGTCCAAGCATTACGGGCCGACGGTCAAAAATGCAGTGCCGATACCATTCGAACGCACAGAGACGGCACTTGCAGGTGTCCGAAAGAATAGAGGCGCTCTTGAAAGAGCGAGGTCAAATGTACGGCGATGCCGCTGAGAACTTCACAGCAATTGGGAGAGGTTGGGGAGCCATTCTAAATATTAAAGATATACCTGCCTACCAAGTTGCTTTGATGATGGATTTTCTTAAAACCATCCGTTGTTCAGTTAACCCAACACATGCAGACTCTTGGACAGATAAAAATGGTTATTCGGAACTAGGCAAAAGGATTGCTTTAGATGAGTCTTGAGGAGCAATTTGCAGAGATGCCTGACGGCATCGAGTCTAAAGATGTTAAAGAATTACGCCAGGCCCTGCTTCGAATTCAAAAACAATTAAAGAAAGCCAAAGAAAGAACAGAAGAGTTGGTCGAAACCACTCAACAGGCTGCTTACGATGCCATGTTAACTTACGGACCAATTAAAATAGTAGCGGCCGCTGAAATTGATAAACGCAAAACAAAAGCCGAAGTTGCTCTTTGGCACATGACCGACTGGCAAGGTGCCAAAAGAACAACAAGTTACAACAGCGAAATCATGCGCAAAAGAGTGCTGGAATTTGCGGAAAAAGCGGTGCGCATAACAGACATTCAAAGAGCAGATCACCCTGTTAAAGATTGCACTATTATGTTTGGCGGAGACATGGTGGAAGGGTTATTTAACTTTCCAACTCAGGCATTTGAGGTTGATGCCACATTATTTGAACAATATGTCAATGTTTCCAGGCTTTGCGTGGATGTGGTGCGGTTTGCACTAGAAAACTACGAAAAGGTTACAGTTGTAGCAGAATGGGGTAATCATGGGCGAATTGGAAGCAAGCGGGATAATGTTCCTCGCTCAGATAATTTTGATCGTATGTGTTACGAGTTGGCTCGTCAATTACTGCAAGGAGAAAAAAGACTAACCTGGCAAGAATGCCCCGAAGACATTCAGCGAGTTCAAATAGGAAATTACAAGGCTCTTTTAATCCACGGCGATGAAGTTGGAAGGAATGGTTTTGCTTCCCCTGGTGCCATAGTGCAACACGCAAATAAATGGCGGTCAGGTTCTTATCCTTGGGACTTCAGAGATGTTTATATTGGCCACTACCACACTCACGCAGAATGGGCCATGGCAAATGGTCAAGGTTCTGTTTATCAAACTGGATCAACAGAATCAGATAATCGATATGCAGGAGTTATGTTGGCAGCAAGCGCTACGCCATCTCAAAGGTTGCACTTTGTGGACCCTGAAAGAGGTCGAGTTACTGCTGCTTACAAGATTTGGTTAGATTGAACTGCAACAATTCTCAAATCGTCAGTATCGATCCAACTTTCATCAAATCCAGCCTCGCTCATATTGAAAACCATCCTCTGTATTCAGAATCAGGATTATCTTTTAACCATTGCTCTCTAAGTTGGTTTTGATAAGCCCAGTCCATTTCATGATCCGAATCTTCCGCCACTACTCTTCCTCGTCTTCATCCCCGTAATCTGATGTAATCAATCGCATATCACTAACATCGATGCCATTTTCTTTGGCATGGGCCATGGCTTCTTTGTAAACGGCAATTATTCGATTTGCTAAATCATCAACCAAATCAGGGTATTCAGTTTCTGTTCCAATTTGTACAATTAGTCCACCGCAGCGAATTTCCATGTGGGTGTAGTGCGATTTATCTGCAGCCATGAGAACCTCCTCGGCCCCAACTTATGGCCTATTTACGCCTGTAATGATTCCGCCACGCCACTTTGCCAGG